ACCATCAAGCAAGTATTTATGATTGGGTTGAACATCACCCGACCATACTGTTGTTTCTACTACTGCTTCCATTATTCTTCTTCCAATCCAAAATGTTCTAAAATCTGATTATAAACTTCATAATTGCCGTCAGCATATTGTTGACCAATATCAGCACATTTTTGAACAATCAACTCGGCGAACTTTTCTAAATCTTGGTCTTTGATACTGTCTGACTGTGGACCTTCCCATCGCTTCATTCCAAAATCACCGACTCGTACAAGCCCAGCCTGTAGAGCCAGTTTGTTAATTCGTTCGTTCATTATACTTCCTCTGTTAACTTAGCCAATTGCTCAGACAAGACATACAGTTGTCCGGGCACCATGCCGTCAACATCATACGCAACACCAACATACCACACACCATCGTTCATAATGTAGTAGTATTCGTAATCATAATCCTTGCTCAGGAATTCTGCATACGATTGATCCACAGTAAAGTCAACACCTGTTTCATCACGATCACGGCCGTAAAATGTAGTCATGTTTGCAAACTGTGCCTCATATTCTGCCGGGGCCATATCAGTATCCCACGTGCTAAAAGGATGAGCAACACCAATTTCGGGCCGCAGACTTGAAATATCACCCAATGATACCAGATGATTTGCCTTAGCACTATCATAGTGTGCTTGCAGGATCTTGCCGTTGTGCGACAGATAACCGTCCCAATGACAGTAAACGCTTTTCAGCTTGTCGCCATGCATAACACCAATTCGTGAACGTGTACCCATTTTCAAACTCCTGTAATTAACTGATTAAGACTCTATTATATACCCAAATCCATTTATTGTCAACTATTAAGAACCAGTTGACAATTGCAGAATTTCAGGATTTTTACCATTTGGGGTGAAGGCTTCAATGAAAACATGATAGTCGCGGCTATCACGAATGACAGCATTAGCCGCAACATACAATGCGGCCCAAGTAGAACCATTGATTTCAATCTGATATTCCTTACCATGATAGACCTTGTAAGAAACAATTTTAGCATCCTTGAACGGATGGGGTTCGCTGAGATTTTCTACTTCAAAGATAGACCAAATAGCACTTAGTCCCAACTCCTCACGAACGGTCTCGTAGTAGTCAAATTTAGTGTCGAATTCTGTATCTGTCATTTTCTTGTCCTTTAATTAACTGTCTAAGTATGTATTATATACCCAAATCCATTTAATGTCAACCTTTTTTCACCGGAATACAGACGAATTCCTTCTTTAAATCCATCTGAATTTGGATAACTTTCTCCAATTCTGGGTTACGTTGTCCGGGTACATTTAGCCTGGTTGCGTAGATTTCGTGGATAGCATTCTGACAACTAGGTAAATCATTATAGTTTCCTAGGAAGAATGTCAACGGAGCCTGTGCTACCACAACCATGTAAAGTAAATTATACATTATACTAGATCCACTTGAATTTGCTTGCCCCGGATCGTAGTACCAATTCCTGACGGGACAAGTTCGTTATATTTTTGTGCTTCCTGACGCATATTAGATAATTGGATTAATACTTCCCAAGCCAAAGATCGGGCGTTAACTGTAGCAAATTGCTCGGTCATTTGCTTGATTGTCATATACATTCCAATGTCGTTTTCAGAGCCATCGCCCTTGAAAATAATACGGACTTTTTGAGAGTTTTTCAAGCCATAAATTATAGTCGGGGTACGCATGTGTAGTCCTTTAATTAACTGTCTAAGATTGTATTATATACCCAAAACCATTTAATGTCAACCGATTTAATAAGTGTCTGAGTCGTTCAACCAGGGGAATAAATTGTGTTGTCGTTCCAAATAGCTATTATATGTTTCTATAATGCAAGGTTTAATTGGCTCTCCGATAAAAGCTGAAATAGTTTCTAATATATAATCTTTATTATTAATTACATCAAAATAGTTTATTGCTATAACCCTATCAGAATATTCTTCGGGTATAGGGTAAGCATGTCTATAAATTCCTGTAATTGGGTAATTTGTAGTTTTTGTTTTTGCAAGATTTTTTATAGCTACTAATAATTCATCAATAGGATAATCATCCATTGAATAATTGTTTAAAGAAGGATTTTGTTTTTTCAACCCGTCCCAATAAGTAGCTACATATATATCATTTGGTGATTGCTTATAATGTTCCGAATATATTTTGTAAAAAATATTAGCTTCTATTCTGAATGCTGATCGGTTATCAACTTGAACTATAATATTTTTTGCATTTGGAAATTTTTGAAAAATTTTATCCCATTCTGGTATTTGATGGTCGGCAGTAACTATGGGATTATTGTTTAATACTTTAATTTGATCAACAAAAGGCTTATCGGGGTCATGTAAGTTATAACATAAAAAACCAGTTGGGTTTTCAGATTCTAATTCAAAATTGGAATTATAGTTTAAAACTAACACACTCCCGTGAGCATTTATTTTATTTAAATACGAAACGGATTGATTACAATCTTTATTTGCAAACTGTATTAGAATATCTTGTAAAAAGGTTCCAGAACACCCGGAGAGATAATTAACATGATATAACTTATTAAGGTAGACCATTATGGGCGCTTTTTTAGTACCGAATCTGCCAACCCATACGCTACTGCTTCAGTTGCACTCATAAAATAATCACGTTCCATATCCTTAGCTAGTTCTTCGTATGTCTTGCCAACACTATTATGGTCAACATAGATTTGCGTGAGGCTCTTTTTCATCGCTAGAATTTCTTTAACTTGAATTTCCATGTCAGTGGCTTGACCACGGGCGCCACCGGATGGCTGATGAATCATGTGCCTTGCATTGGGCAACATATAACGCTTACCTTTAGCACCAGCTTGTGCAAGCAAACTACCCATGCTACATGCCTGCCCCATTACGATAGTCATAACATCGGGTTTAATGAATTGCATACAATCATAGATTGCCATACCAGCAGTTACACTACCACCGGGACTGTTGATATAAACACTGATATCTTTCTCTCCTTCACTTTCCAAGTAAAGCAATTGTGCAACAACTAGATTTGCCATTTGATCATGTACTTCACCTTCAAGCAAAATCACACGGTCACGCAACATGCGGCTGTAGATATCATAACTACGCTCACCTTTGCTTGTTTGTTCTAAAACCATTGGTACTAAACTCATATACTTCCTTAAAATTGTAAGTATAACAGAAAGTCTAGTTAGTTGCAACTATTATGGTTAACGATTTATCCAATCTTTATTACGATAGGGTTTACCATACATTGCGTTTGGCAAGTATCGTACAACCTTTTGTTTTACTCGTTTTATAATTGGATGTTCATGGTCGTGATTGAATGCTTTTAAATACATTCTCCAACTGTTATGATTTCCACGTAGACCTTTTTGATTTTTATTAAGATATTCAATTACTTTGTTTCTGTCATTTTTGAATGTCCATAATAATTCACAGGCTATATTAAATCCATAAGCGTCAATTTCATCACTACATCCAAGATAGGATTGTGTTTCACGTTGCTCTGTTTTTTCTGCTGTGCTATTGTAGTCAGGCAATTCTTTGAATTTTCTACGGCGATATTGTCGCATATGAATCAATTCATGCATTATCGTATGTGTAATAGTATGACATGACCTTTTGAAATTAATTGGGGTGATCTTAATTGTATTTGTTTGGCTTTTGTAAACCAGTACTAATTCAATTGATTTTTGTTTTTGTTTATCTAAATCACTGTAATATGCGCCGCCCACCCAAATACAATTTGCATCAACACAACTATCTTTACATTTTTTTAACTTAATTGGGATATGTTTCTTTATGTGATTACCTATGATTCTGTGGAACTTTTCCACAGACATTTCATTGTTAACTATTTTAGGATGTAGCGAACTAAGATATTCGGTTAACTCGTATCTGTTTAATGCTGACCAATCAAATTTAGATTTTCGCACCGCCATGATACTACTCCAATTATTTTCGTTTAGACCTTGTGCCAGTCTCTCTTGGCTTATTAACAGGATTGACAATGTTCTTTGCTGCTGCTGCTAAATCACTGCCTGCACGTTTTGCTCTTCCTATCGTTGAAGGTTTTTCTTCTTCATCTTTAGAGACACCTGAACCTTTATCAATTTTGAATGTATAATTACCTTTTATATCAGTACTGTAATATGTTTTACCTGCTGATAGATAGACACCCTTGATGCTTTCCCCAGGATAAACAGTATTGAATTCTTGCAAGGTCCATTTACCTTTACCTTCATTTGCTTTAGTGTAAACTTGAATCAATGCACCATTGTTTAATATATCAGCAGCAGCGGAACTGAATTTTGTTTTATCGTTTACTTCATCTGCTGCTTTATGTGCCACTGCTGCCATCAAGTGATAATATAGGTTTACATTATCAGGATCTTTTGTATCTCGGGTTTGTGCTAAGTTTAATAGATTTTCACTTAGCCCAAGTTGATCAAGATTATCCATACTGACTGGACCTATCTTCTTAAACGCTCTTATCATTTCAGCATCATCGGGACTAATAATACCGTAACGCACACCTAACATTAATGGTGCACCTGCTTGCCCTGCATTTTGTATTTCACGTAATAAGTCAACTATTTCTTTATGTTTGTTTAAGAATTTTCCACCGTCTGGCGTTTCTGCAATCTTGTCAATTTGGTCAATTAAGTTTGATGCGCTAGCAGTAGCACCTTTACCACCTTTAGTACTGACTAATACACTACGTCCATCTTTAGTAGACATAACACTATCGCTTAGACCTGCTGTCTTGCTATCATCAAAACTGATTAATGTTTTTTGGAATGACCCACCTAAAAACCTATTCGCTGCCTCACCTGCATTGCCTGTATATTGACCTTTTTGTAATGCTATTGGTTGAAGTATCTCACAGAAATAATCACGGAAGGCAGAGAAGCTAACTCCCTCTGGTGCATCAAATGTCATGGGCAATGGTTGACCCATTGCAATATTGTGTGCTACAGCATACAATGGATTGTCTGTTCCTAGACTGCTGGCAAGTTGATTCATTATAGCAGGGATAGTTAAATCAAGTTTATCTACTAGTAAATCTTGTGGACTTAATCCTGCATCTGCTTTTGCAGCAGCCTTACCACCAAACTTGTATGTTGTTCCATCTACTGTAAATGTATTTGATACTTTGTTATCAGTTTTTGATGGTTTAACTTCCTGTAGATATTGTCCAATAACAAAATTACCGAATGAGATTATTGCGAATCCACCGGTTCTTCCGGAACGACTATTTTGCCATTGAATATTTGGAACTTGTTGTTGAATTTCTCCTAAGGCCTGATCTAGTTCTTCGGGGGTAAATTTACCGCCCCCTTCTGGAAAGAATTTAATATCATTAAATATTGCCTCATCTCCGTTTTCGTTTCTAAAAACGTCTCCGGCTTTACGACCGGCCAAGCCAGTGCTTTCGTTTAATTGTTCAATAATATTAATAAATTCACGCATAGTAGTATTTATCTTCAAAAAAAATTATAAATTTTCTACCCGATAGTAAATACAATGAAGGAGAAAATTATGATCAAATTTCTAAAAAGTCTACTCGGGATTGAATCCCCAGCCCCGGTAGCAACACCCGCGCCAGTCGCAACACCAGCACCTTACAAAGTAGAAGCAACAACTCCGGCCCCGTCTGTAGCTGTTCCTGAGCCTGTAGTTGCTCCAGTTGTAGCTGAAACTGCTCCTGCTAAAGCTAAAGCGCCTGCTAAGCCAAAAGCAACAAAGCCGGCGGCAGCTAAAGCACCGGCAAAGCCTGCGGCAGCTAAAGCACCAGCTAAACCAAAAGCACCAAAAAAGCCTAAGATTAGCATTGCAAAATAAATGACTACGATAGGGTTTGACCTAATTAGTGACTTGAATCTATCCCCCGAAGATAGTTTCAATTGGGAAGGTAAAGCAACTAGTTTATACTGTATAATAGCAGGAAATATTAGTGAAGATTTACGCACTATTAAGCAAACCCTATCTCATTTATCTAAATTCTATCAGGGTATATTCTATACTCTAGGTTCATTAGAATATCATAATTCACCTGATATTCACAAACGAACCGAAGAAATCCACAAAGCCTGTCGCAACATTAATAATCTAGCGTTAATGCATCATCATGTAGTTATTGTTGATGGTATTGCCGTTATAGGTGCCAATGGATGGTACGGTGATACTATCGTTGGTGATGAAGAAGTATACGCAATGCTAGAAGTAAATCGCAATGAAGATATACTTTATCTAAAAAACACTATAGAACGACTACAAAAACACCTTGATGTTAAAAAGATTATCGTTGTTTCAAACTCAGTTCCTAGTATAGATTTATACTTTGGTGAACATCCAAACTCACTTGATACTCAACTTAATTTAGGTATTGCATTATTAGCAGATACTGAAACTAAAGTTTCGCATTGGGCGTATGGCACATATGGAAAAGTAGTTGATACTAATATTAATAATATCAACTACATTAATAATAGTTGTTTCAAAAGAAACCCCTATTGGTCTAAACGAATAGAAATTACAGTTTAAGCCTCAGCTTCAACTTTCACTTGCAATGGAAATCCCTGACTACGTGCGTCAAGTGTAACCTCAATACCCTTTTGCTCTGCAATTTCATAGGGCAAAACGGCAACTACAGCACTACCCTCTTCATGTATATTATGTGTAATTGTTTGTGCAGTATCTTGGTTATAATTAAAGTAATCAATTAAACTACCTACGACAAATTCCATACTTGTTACATTATCATTGATATAAATGATTTTGAATAATGGAGGCTCTGATAATGCAAGATTAGGCTTAATTTTGATTTTTGTTTCTGTTTTAGACATAGTAGTTTATATATGTTAGTTATAAAAGTGTGTAGCCACTGTGACTACACACTTGCTATTATATTATTTATTATAAGTAATAGCAATAGACTTGGGCTTTTGTTCTTCGGGTATTTCACGTTTTAGGTGAACATTAAGAATACCCAATTCAAGATGAGCATTTACAATATCAACATGGTCAGCAAGTTTAAATTCACGACGGAAATCTCTATTGCTAATACCCTTGTGTAGATAGTTAATCTCAGGTGTATCTTCTTCCTTGAGTGTATTTTTACCTTCAATAATCAAAAAGTTTTTATCTTTTGTTATTGAAAGATTATCAAGACCAAACCCAGCCACTGCAATACTAATCATATACTCGTCCTCAGTAATTTGGACTACGTTATATAACGGATAGTTTGTGTTGGATTGTTGATGTTGAAAATGCATTCTATTCAAATCTTCAAACATAGTATCAAAACCGATACCAAATTTGTGAAGTTGAGGAATGTCAAGGGAACGAAGGTGTAAAGTTTTTGTCATATTTTTCTCCTATTAAGCAAGATGACTATATTGTAGACCCGACCATCGGCATCTACAATAAGTATTTATTCTATCAGAAATGTGTAAAAAATTCTACTATTTAGGTCAAAATAGTTTTTTGGGAAGACTCTGGTCACGCAAGTATTTTTGCCATCTGCGTTTGGCTAAACCATGATTCACTTTACGCTGTATAGAAGGTTTGACATATTGTTCCCGATCACGCAATTCCTGTAACAGATTTTGGTCTGTTATCTTCTTTTTGAATTTACGTAATGCTTTATCAACGTTCCCGTCAGTAACAATAACTCGTCTTCCTTTTATACTCATATAATTGATTTTGGTTCTAAAACTTGCTCCCTTGTTATATTTATCTCAGTTATGTTATTTTCTCTGTATTTTTTTGTGTTAAACATATGGGGCATTAGGCAACGCTCAATTTCAGTATGTAATCCACGTGCGCCGGTCTTTAAAGACAGACAATTTTCAACAATTTGCTCCAATGCTCCATCAGCAAATGTTAATTTAATGTCATCAATGCTTAATAGATATTTGTATTGGTCAATGTAGTTGTTTTTTACTTCTGTAAGTACTCGTAATAATTCTTCTTTATTCAATTCTTTGATACTTACTGTCGTTGTGAATCTACCAATAAATTCAGGAATCATTCCATACTTGGTTAGATCGTCAGGTGTAACCTCACTCAAATCACCTTCTTTTTTACTATCTTTAATATCAGCACCAAAGCCGATAGTTGTTCCGTTCTTACGATTACCGATCAAATCTTTCAACCCAACGAATGCTCCACCTGATATGAATAGGATATTTTTCGTATCAACTTCTAACATATCACCACCTGGATGCTTTCTACCACCTGCTGCCGGGACACGACATATTGTACCCTCAACTAACTTAAGCAATGCTTGCTGAACCCCTTCACCTGATACATCGCGGGTAACACTTGTGCTTTCACTTTTACGTGCAATCTTGTCAATCTCATCAACAAAAACAATACCACGTTCTGCTAATCTAGGATCACCACCTGCAGCATTAACCAGCATACTAATCATTGATTCAACATCATCCCCGACATAGCCAGCCTCTGTCAATGAAGTAGCATCAGCAACTACGAAGGGCACTTTGAGATATTTTGCTACAGTCTTAGCAAGTAATGTTTTACCACTACCAGTAGGACCAACGATGAGTACATTACCCTTTTGTATATCTAAGTCTTTGGAAGGGTATGTGATACGTTTGTAATGATTAGCAATAGCAACGCTTAGTACTGTCTTGGCACTATCTTGCCCTATGACATGGACATCTAAGTAGTCCTTAATACTTGAAGGATCGTATTTAACTTCCTCTTCTTTGGGCGGTGATTCAACTACTGAATTGTCATCTTCAATGAGTTGGGTGCATAATTCAATACAATCGCTGCATATAGCAACATCATCACCTACAATTAGCTTTTTAACTTTGTCTTTGTGGGTGTTGCAAAAAGAACAATAGATTAGTTTATTTTCTGTGGACATATATTAATTTATCTTTTTACAATTTGGTTATTATTTTTACCAGCGACATTTAATATCAGGAACTACTGATACTTCAATTCTACTAGCACGTTGAACGATGTAATTAAGTTCTGGCTCAAGCGTGGCTTTTAATGTACCCGTTTCAAACTCATTACCAAATATTGTTAAAGAGCGTGATTCTCCGGTATTGTAAAAACTTGATTTTCTACCATTAACGGAATCAGGAACATAGCAAGTTTGATATAACATCTTACCACTATTATCACTTACCTCTAACATTATTCTTACTTCTCTGTCACCTAGCATACTATTTTTAATTCTACGTAGCATTGGTATATCATTAAATTTATATACATTTTTACTACCAATTAAAAAGTCTTTGGGATTCTTTGCCATAATGATTACATTACTAGGAGCAGGATGTATTAGCTCAAGTAACCCAACTTTATCTTCAACTAGTGACATTGCTTCATTCATTGAAACAATGTAATCATAATTCCATTTCAATGAATACGGTATATTAAATGTAGCATTGCGATAGCTATCAACAGTTAATGTATATGATTTTTGTTCTACTATAAAAGCATTTTGCGGATAGGTACTTAACACCATATCAAGTAGTTTATCACCCTTTTTCTTTTGATCTATGAATGATGATAATGCAGCACCAGCACGTTCACCATTAACACTTTGAGTAGTCTGTCCAGTATTCAATACTTGATTGAGTAGTTTGCTTTCGGAAACTAATACATCTAATGTAATTCTGATAGTAGAACCATTCTGATTTACATCAATGATTTTGAAATCGTCAACATATCCTGCGCTAAACAATGATATGTTATCTTTCTCTAATTTACCTGAGTTAGCTTGACGCTCACTTAGAACAATTGCACCTGCTCGTTGTTGAACAGCAGTACGGAAAGCAGTTTCTTTTGCTTGTTCGATGGTAGTACCCTCACCGACTACACGAATGTATTTGGTGTCGGCGAGTACATCATTAACAAATAAGAAACATGCTACCAAGCATAGTAGCCGTAGCATGTTTAATTACTTTTGAATTTTTTACGCAATGTTTCGGCAGCACGTTCACTGTCTTTATCCCAACGAATAGTAACTGAGACTTCTTGATTACCAGTCACTTCCTCATTGATTTTTACAAAACCTTTAAGTATAGCTTGTGATGATGTACGAATAGTTTCAGTGAGAGTATGTACTGTTTCGTTGTTGTTTTCCCGCAAACTGATTGAGGCAGCTTCTTTGTCTGACATTTCTACAGTTTTGTTATCGCTATTGCCAGATTTAACTTTATCAGTTGCCTTTTCAAGGTTCTTGGCAATAGTGTTTGTTACGCGGGTAGTAGAAATATCTTTAGAGATAAATTCTGCTACTTGTGAGTTAGCCCGCATTTCGGCTACTGTAAGTGCAGTCTTGCGGTTATTTGCAGTTCCACCAAATGAGGTAGCAGTTGCAGTTGATTCAATTGCCATAACTTCACAGTCAGTTTTCCAAAACTTGTACCAAGTACAATTAGTTTCAATTTTGATTTTTTCACCTGCAAATGAGGTAGAAAGTTTCTGTGTCTTTACAGGACCATCGGCTTCATTTTTAGTAGAAGCGCAGCCAGTAAATACGATAGCAATCGCAATTGCTGCAAGTTTAAGTTTCATTGGAATACTCCAGTTAGTTAATGAATAATAGTATTCTACACTAGTTTAGATTAAAAATCAATTGTTTTTGGTCAAGTATTCTTCAATTTGTTGTTTTTCGGAATCGGATAATAACTCAATATCATATTCACCTGCTTCTATCTTAGTGACCAAATATTTAATATATTGTTGGTCATGAAGGTAGCTAGTTGATTGTTCTTTGTTAACTGTTATCCATCTTACACCGTCAAATTTGTAAACCTTATTTGGCAATGTGTCTACCCGCACAAAAGTATCACCTTTGCTAGCAATACTTGGAAATGATGTTCCAAAACTAGTTTTAGTTGCTCTACCCGAATCAGCAACAAGTTTCAACATATCTGGGCGCATACCCAATAATACATCCTTATGCATATGTTTATTATCAAACATTACATACCCACCATCCAATTCCTGATAAGGAATAGTATTGGATTGTATAGTATCGGGTAACTCAACTTTGAGTTTTTCTTCAAATACTGGTCCAGTTTGTACCCATTCTCCATCAATTTTAATTGCTTCAAAGTTTGGAGCATCTTCAACAATTGGGGCAGGAGGAATATACGTTATCTCAATCGGTTCTACCCCGTTTGTATTGTCTGATACATCACACTCTTTATTTGGACAGAACGGTCCAATGCCAGGAGCAATCATCAATGGTGTTCCGCATTTATAGCAAGGCGCTAGTGTATCATCACTTTTTTCTGGTTTATATACTTGCGGGCCAACTGGTTTAATTCCAGGAGGGGTATCACTACCTGCAGGTGTAAACAAGTATGGATGATCTTTAATATCAAATTCTTTTTCTGCTACAGGTTCAGCAATCCCAACGCCTCCCGGATATTTAATATATTCGTCATCATATCCGGGTATATTAGGTCTGGTAGTCCACGGTGTCTTATACCCATCTTCACTGATATCTTCTACTTTTTCTTCAACAGGTTCTTCATCATCCCAGTCTTTACTTTGATTAGCAGCCAATACTAACATCAATGCTAATGGGTCAAAAACAATAACAAGTAAAATAATAACCCAACGTACAGCACGTTCTAAGATATTAGCATCAGGATTATCACCATATAGTAATGCTGCGATATATTTTATCGGTCCAACCTCTGCCTCCACTTTGCGTACCTCGGCGGCAATAGGCGCACGTTCATTGTTAAGTCCTTGGATAGACTTCTGCGACTGTAATATTTCATTTTGAAGGCGAGTACGTTCTTTCTGCTGGGACTTTCGCATAGCCACAGCTTTTTCGGCACCCGTTTCTGTTGTTGAGCGGCCCAGTACTTGGTCCACTCCCTCATCCATCTGTTTAAGTGCCTTGCGGTTTGCTTCAATATTCTCTTTTTCGGTTTTGATTTTTTCATCATATATTGCTATCTTAGCTTGTATATCACCTGATGTAACACCTTGATCCATGTGTGCTTTACTTAAAAAGCCAAAGATACCCATACTTGTAATAAATGCAATAGCTATTACAGCAGGAACTAAGTATAGTTTGAGTAGCAATCCGGCACGATGCCAATACTTACGCAACCATACTGTTGCAGTAATCTTAGCGAGTTCAAGTGCTGAACCCATGATGATAACTGGAACTACTGCTCCAGCAAAGATAGTAGTCAAACCAATAATACTATACCATGCGGCGATAATACTAAGAGTTAATGCTACTAATAAGGTGAAGTTGGAAAAACTGAATATTCTTTTAAGCATTTTGTATTTAGTCTATAATAGACTACCTAAATAGTCATTCAAATAGCTGACCGTAGATATCAATGAATTGTTCTAAATTTAGTATTAATTTTTGTGGAATGCCAGGACCTTGATAAGCCAAATAAGTAACACTAGCACCACCTCGTAGTTCATCCTGTTCTCTTACTTGGACTATCTCCATCCTATTCCCATCTTCAAAGGTATATGATTTACCTACTAAAGGATGTGTCATACTATATGACCAGTAACTTGATAAATTAAATTATCCAAGAGGTTTTGATAGTCTTGCCCGTTACGTCTACGCATCCAAATCTGTTCTACTAGTTCGTTACTATCATATGGACCAGCGCCAGTTTTTTTAGGTAATTCCCCACGACTTTCTAATTCTTCAATTAGATCGTCCGTTTCAAAGTCACTCAAATCAATATCTACTTCAACTTCTTTGTATACGTATGGCATGATTAATCCTTATTTCTTGTTGTGATAAACATCAAACTGTGACCACTGTCCACGCCAGTTATCATGTTCACTATCCATACCATAGTCATCAAGTTCAACATCATCATATTTCAAACGATTGACACATGAACTACCTTCAATATCCCAAGTGGTATACTTTAGTTTGCGAGGATCAAACTCTTCACCTTCAGTATCAATCGTAGTTTGAATACAACTACCCTTACCACCTTGTGTCCATACTACAAAGTAACCTTTACCTAAGTAATGAGGATATAGTTCTTCTACTTCTTCTGTGGCATCCCAACGACTATCATTATCTCCGTGTGCTTCACTAATGAAGCCATCTAAGGTGCCGTCATAAATTTCTTCACCACTTTCATCGGTGATAGTCATATGAGTATCATCTTCATCAAAGCCCCAGAATGAATGTACATCTTGGTACTCATAGTAGGCAGCATCAAATCGTGCTTTCTTTGGTGTATCGTTCTCGTCATAATCATATGACTCGTTCATTGCATCAGAGAGGTCATCATTATGATCCTCGTGACTCCAGTGTTCGTATTGTTGTTTACTAATCTTACCTACACCAATTTCACGGGTACGGCCCCAGATACGAATTGTATATTCACCTGCTGGATAGTTTGGAAGTACATCTGCTGCTTCAGTTGCCACTTCTTCTTCGAAGGGCCACTTAGCCACTTGTTCAGTTACAAGTGCTGCCAATTGTTCTTTCATTTCTTCATCACTCGGCGGATTACCGACGTTTTCATCATCTTCATCCTCTATTTTAGCCCACTTAGCTTTGTTGGCAGCGTCCTTGGCAGCTTCTTCAACACCTACTTCTGTTAATTCAGTAGCACTATCACACATTGGACAAATCTTAATAGCTTCATCTAATTCTTTGCCGTCACTATCTTCCCAAGACCATTGAGCATCATATTGTGAACCAGTCCACTTACACTTGGTACACTTGTGAGTAACGGGAGATACATAATCTTCATGTACTTTCCATTCTTCTACTTTGTAGGTAACATCATATCCGCCCTTGCGGTCAGTCCACCAATCATCTTCGTTGAGATAATCCCAATCAATGTCTACATCATTGTTCCATGCTTCATTGATAACTTGTTCAACATCTTCTTCACCTGATTCTAGTGCAGCAAGTTTTGCAGTTATCTCATCTTCATCCAAATCAGGATAAATTTCAGTTAACATATCGGCATTAATTTTAATGCCATAACGTTTCTCAACTTGATGCCATTCACTTTTAACTACTGTTACCATGATTTACTCCACTGAACGTAAAATTTTCTCACTATAAACATGCAACACGCCACGGTCATCTTCAACGACCAAACGTATTGCACCGCTTAGTTTAGCAAATACTGCTACAACATGCCCTACAAAAGTATAGTCGCCGCCGACTTTTTCTACCTTATCACCCACTTTAAATTGTGCTTCCATTATTTGATTCCGAAATGTTTTGTTAATTTTTCACTTGACTTTTCATCTATTAGTGTTTTACACTCTTTGATAATTAATTCAGAAAATTTCTGTGCCTTCTTTTTAGTTTCTGGATCAACAGAAATATGTTTACCGTCTGGATTTGCTGGATGAATAAATCTTCTAGCAAAGCCGGCTTCAACCATTAATTCTTGTAGAAGATCATTCATCAAAAGTCTCCTCAATATCAGGGACCTCTTCTATTTCTACTTCTTCTTCAATCATTATAGCACTTTTATCATCACGGAAGCGAACAAATCGGGGGAATCGCAAACTATATGTTCCGTCTTTATTTTTTGTTACGGCATCACATAAGACTTCAGCAGTACGACCAATGATGCTATCGCAGTTATCCCAATAATCATTTCTAGCAGCATCAGTAAACCCACTGCCAACATTGACTGAAATATCGACCCCTTGATCGTGGCCGGCGCAAACAAGAGCACCAAGTCGTCCTTTGTTTTTTCCAGTACCCTCTTGAACATCAATAACCTCTAAATCTACAGTAAGTGTAGGTTTCCATTTCATCCAAGATGTATTACGTTTGCATTCGTAATAAGCATCAAGGTCCTTAATCATAATACCTTCAAAACCCTTTTCCACATTATCTTTGGCATAGCGTTCTAATTGATTCTTACCGGCAGCAGTATCTAAATTAACTTTAATGCTTGTTAAGAATTCAACATTGGGCATAGTATCAACTACTGGACGCATCTTCTCTAGTATCTTAAGCCGTTTACTTAGTGGTTCTTCATATGTGCCACGATAGAATTCATCAATAGGAACGATATCAAAGATATTAAAAACGCTATCATCAGAATTAACATCTTTTTTTCTACGTGCTTGTTTCATTAATTCTTGGAAAGAACTACTGATAATTTCTCCGTCTAATACAAAACCTTGCTTCAATGTTCGTTTATTAGTCTCAACAATACTTTTGAAATTATCGGCAACTTGGTCTTCAATCAAAGTAAAGTTGTCAAATTCTTTCCCGTTACGACTTAAACTTGATACAACTGCACCACCAATATTATTAGGTGTTACAACCATCAATACACGCACACCATCTAGTTTAGGCTCAAGGCGTTTAATACCCTGCATTTCAGGACGATCTTCACTTGTTGTTGCTAATTGACAACTGAATATTGGAATTTCATATTCAGTACCTTTACAAACCTTGTTGATTGTCTTATCACTTATCCCTGCACGAAGGTCTCTACGTAAGACCGGAGCAACAAAATTATTCCATTCAACACTGTCAAAATTCCATGCCATTTTCTTAACAGCATCAATAGCAGCATTACCTGATAATTCACGGGTGCTAAGTTTTACTAGCAACTCTTGAAACGCATTCCAATCATTAGTGCGATTCTCTAGACCATCTGATTCTGGAACTTGACGAACCCCGAATGTGATATAAGGATTATAACAAGCCTTTACACCTTTTAAAAAATTGATTGCATTTATACTGCCCAGGACACTTGCTGCCAGGGCTTGGCGAAGAACATCTTCTTTATGAAGGCGACTATCACTCTCGTTTAATTTAATTATCCAACTAGATGACATTGTATAATACTCCTATCTATGCTACTATAATACTATTTATTAGGAAGGTTGTCAAGAGTTATTTTTGTGATTTACTGATTGATTTGCCCTATCTCTGCATTCTTCTACGACTTCTGGCGGTACGTTTTCATAATCAGAAAGGTCAGAGCATTGATATTCTATAGTTACCGCATTTGGATCATCATAATTGTTGACACATTCTGGGTCAACCTTCATCCACATTAATAATGAAAGTAATGATAACCCCGCGATAACTACATTTTTGAGCATAACATTATTTATGTCTGCACTAAACTTAGTTTTTCTTCTTTCAAGATTTTAACCATTTGCTTATTGCGTTCATCTTGTTCTCTACGTTCACGCTTTTTGTCAAGGTTCCGATCAACAGCCAAACGGTCGTATTCTCGTGCCCACAATACACCTTGCATCCAGTAAGCGGCACCTTCTAATGAACCAGCAAACATTACTGCATCTCGGGCGTAGATAGGCAATGCGTCTTTATCTTTTGGCACTAATGCTACAGATTCACCATACATATCATCATGCTTGTAAGCAGTAAATTTTAATCCAAGTTTATCTGCTCGTTCTTCTAGCTTACGAACTTGTTGAATTTGATTCCAGCCACTCATATTAACCTTTCAGTGTTTCCCAAATATATTCTTTTTCCATCTTGTCAATAAACTTAGTTCTGATGCCACCAACATCATCCAACCAATTAGATACATGATCTTTGGTACCCCAACTATGTATGGGGACTATTGGATCAGTAGTTAACCATGTAACTATTTCCCAGATAGCATGACGATTGGCAATGTCTGCACTATTTACGGCACCATACAAATTATTAGTAAGTATGCTTGTAATAAATCCTCCGGGTTCATAACCCCTGAAAAAGTAATTATCCAATGCTTCTTTTGTATGTGTAGGGATAACTAGTCTACCTAACATGTTACTTGTATCATCCTGTTCAAACAATGTTAGTTTAGTCATACTTAACTAAAGAGTAAAATTAATAATGCTAACAACATAGCGGCACCTATGTGACCTGTTATAATCAAAAATAGAACCGCTAGCCAAGCCATTATTTAACCTGTTCTTCTACAATTGCTTTGGTCTTGTTTACGCTGTTATCAAGCAGTTTAGCTATTCCACTAAAGCCTACCGTGGCTATAACGATACCGAATATTGTTCCTAGAAAAAAGTTTTTCATAATTATTGAGTAGGTTTGATAATTTTAGATAATGAGTCAGTTCCGATTTTAACATCTTCACCAACTCCCTTTACTGTCCCCGCTATTGTACTACATCCTGAGATTAGAGTCAATAGCAACATGCCCAATACTAATTTTGTTTTCATACGATTACCTTTACACGGTTAAGTTGAGTAGTGTTATCACGGTGTGCTTTGACGGTACCATAAAGGTCAAACATCTTGCCCACTTCTAGTTGTTGTTTGTACGCAAAGAACAACACTTGGTCATCACTAGTAATACCAGTAACGTAATGTGTGTTCCAAGTTTGCGAGAATACGGATTTGAGGACCTCAACAGTAGGAGACACTTTGTCACCTACCCTACCGATCAATCCGCCGTTAGCGAATGCTATACGCTGGTCCACTGTTTGACGTTTCATGCCACGCACGTAGCCTGAAGGCAAACTAGTAATTACCGCAACATCAAAACCTGTATCAATAGTTTCACGATTAGCAAGTAGCATTGCGGTGTTGTCAAAATCAGACAACTTAATACCTTTAAGGATTTTGAATGTGTATGCTTGATAGAATTTGCGAACCAATTTACCTTCTTCACGATCCTCGACAGTGATCTTTGAAGTGTCAGCAAGATAATGCTCTACCAAACTACGATTCTTTTGACCTGATGGAGCATCTTCACTAACCTTAATGTAGCCCTGATTTAGGCGTTGTGCCATGCAAGCAGCCGCCCAAACATCATCGGCGTTAAGATTGAGGGGAGCAGGTTTTTGAAAGCGAGACATGATTATTCCTTAAACAGTTTCGGTATTAAGTTTAGCAACACGCATTGCCTTAAGATTTGATTCAGTAGCGCAAAGACGGACACTACATTCACGGCCGTTTTCGTGCATATATGTAACATCAATCCAGGGCACAACTTGATTAGCAGCGTTGAGATTGAGACAAATATTAGAGATATAGCCTGACAGGCTGCCGGCAGCACTAGTCCAAGAAATTGCATCGTTGATATTGAGATTCATAATTAACTCCGTTTTGTTACTGTCTAAGATTCTATTATATACCCAAAGCCATTTATTGTCAAGTTTATTTGCGAAACAGACGATAAGTAACGCCCTGTGCTGTCTTTCCCTTTTCAAAATCTTCGTTTTCGTAGCAAGTTTCTAGCATTGCTAGGCCCTTACGATCACGCACACTGGGATTATCTACTTTGACGCTGATAAATGTTTTGCGAAATTCAATGTAAACTCTATCAGCACTATAGACCATTTCTAGGCCCAATTTGACTTGTTCAGCACGAATTTTTTGTATCTCAGTAAACAATGAACTGTTAACTACACTACGCATTCTAGCATCACGTTCAGCGACCCAAGCATACTTGCCGGCAGATTTGTGTTTAGTTTCTTTTTCAATCATCATAAAATACTCCATTTGTTGACTGTCTAAGCCTCTATTATATACCCAAAACCATTTAATGTCAACCCCGGCCGTACCAATATTTCACTATGACCTCGGCTGGTTTTCCCCGGATTGACTGCGATAAATTGGGGAATCCCTCAGGTCCGGGGGTCAACGTGTCAGTAAGCCAGTATCCCGTACTGAAATTAACCCCGTAAGTTTTGAAATATGTTTGTTCTTTTATGGCCTGAAACATTCCTTCAATCGCAATTGCTTGAACACTAAAATCGGTTTTGTAGTTTTTCTGCATACAACTAGGAGAATCCCATGATACTATCGGTCCGTTCAATGAACTAATACAGAATCCATCTTCTACCCAACCTTGACTCAATGCTTTATCTCTGCTTTGAATATTAAAATCCCAAATGATAGGAATGTCTTTTGGATCCATACCCGAATACAATGAAAAATCTAAATATATCCCTGTCATATAATCTAATGTACGTTGCTTAACTAAGTTAGTAGAGATATTATTATCCTCAAGATAAGACCAATTGCTCGGTCTTATCGGTATAATGATAGCATCAACTTTTTGAATGATTCGTTTGTCAAAGAATCTAGGTGTACCCATAAACAATTTACCATTGTAAATGCTACGAACATTATCAATAATTTTTAAAAATGCTAGTGTAGAAAATTCAGGATATTGGGTAAGAGAAGGGAAATAAAATGCTGACCATTGAATTTGTAAATTATCTGCATGACTATCATTACTAACCTTAGCCATACTAATCATAATATCATTCCACCCGTTTAGTACTTTTGTGATTTCGGTTAATGAAGGGTTTGTTCTATTGATTGTATTACCTTTGCTGTCAGTGGGCCAAAGTTGCCAGACTAATGTTACTTTAAGATTTTTATTATGTGCTTCTTGTAATAGCCACACTAATTCTGTTTTAGGTATTTGCCATTTTGATTCGTCGGTTGTCCAAGTTGTTGCATTAAAATCAGTTACTGGACCATATTGATATATTTCAATGGTATCAACATTATCTGTTTTAAGTCTATCAAGTGTTTGTTGATATAATAACCTAGCAGATTGTGATATAGTAGCACAACCATTATTGTCTCGTGGGTAATAATCTTTTAATCCTATCCCACGCATGAAACTAGAATCAAAATGTTGGGTTGATGTTGGTATAATGTTTGTTCCCAAAAAATCATTGGGGTAACTAGAAGTATATGATTTTAGTACACATGCTGTGGCAGAAACATTAGCGGTAACAGTTGGATCACCTCCACCACCGCAACCAACGAGTATAAATGTCAACAACAATAAAAGTTTTTTCATGGCTTGCCCATAGTTACAACAACTGCTATTGTAACATTAAATGGATTTATTGTCAAGGTAGGAACGCCCCAATTAAGGGGCATTGTTTTGGGTAAGAATTACTTCTTAGGTGTATTTTGGTTTACGAAAGCATACATCTTTTCAGCAGTTTCCAAAATCTTGTCTAGACCTGGGAATTCGGGCATACCAACTTTGGTAACGATTTGTCCAGTCTTTTCATCCTTAGCGACAGTCATTTCCCAACCGCGGAATTTAGAGTGATAATCTTCACTAACTAAGCCTTTGGCCATGTCTAGAATGTCGGCACGAATTTCGTAGCCGTTCTTGTTGAATTTTACTTCGGGTAATTTTGGTGTTTCAAAATGTGACATATTAATCTCCTTGTGTTAATGTCGGTGTGTGTGAACTAGCTTATTTTTTCTCAGTCTTTGCCTTGACTGTTTCATCCTCACTATGAGGATAAATTGTTTTGCTCATGCTATCAGCAGCATAAGACAACATCTCTATTGTATTCTTTGCTATCATCTTTGCAAAGACTGTTTGGGCATCTATAAAGTCGTTGGCAACCTTATTTAATCTCTCGTCTTTAAAAATTTGATTAGTTGCCATTCTTTTTGAGGTCTGGAACATTTCTATATAAAAATCAGGTGTAAACATAATGGATCCTTTGTTAGTATGTTATTTAGTTTTTAGATCCAGCCCTTAAAGTCAGACATAATAAGTTTACGTGCGCCTTTATGATCTCCGTTGTGTGCTAATGTTGAGGCTGCTCTTGCCTGTCTCATCGCACCAAAAAAATTGTATATTGCTTTTAATACTTGCATGATTACCATCCTCTACTAGATTGTTGTATTTCAAATTGACGGGTGAGACGGTCTACATCACATGCATTTTGCGGTGCATGTCTAACAATGTATTCTTCTAATGCAGTACCATACGTCTGTGGTCTGCTGAAGTTATTGAGTAGGCTACAAAAATAGCCCGCTAAGTGGTTTAACATATATTCTCCGTGTAAGTGTGTTAAAGAGTTTTTGTACAGAACTCTTAACTGTATTTATACAATTGTATAGGTTTCTCTATATTTCTGCAAGGCTTTTGCTCTGGAAAGGGCTAACCTAACAGTTACATAATCAGATAATGGTTGATCATCTGAATCTACAACCGTTTCATCTACATAGTAAACCTTAGGACGACCGTATGCACGATGATAGTCCAATTCTTCTGGACCACCATCGTCATTATCATCTACTATTTGATTATTTAGTTGCGGTTGTTGCTGGTTTTGCAGGCTCAGTTTTAGCTGTCGCTTTTTTGTCTTGGACAGGGGTAGCTGGCTTAGCACTTTTGGTGGCATCAGCTTTCTTGTCCTCCTTCTTCTTGGCTAACTTCATTTCTTCCTTAGCTGGAGCAGCAGGAGCAGAAGCAGTTACAGCGGGAGCAGCAGGCGCCGCTGGAGTCTTAGCAGGCTCAGCGGCAAAAGCAGCAGTAGTTACTAAAGTAGCGATAAGAGTAGCGATTGTTTTCATTTGAAGTTTCCTTTTAGTGTTAATGAAATTTATGCTTAACATATTCATCCTTGATTTTACATGGACCACTACGCCTTTCATCACAATTGGATAATCTCCAATCATAACCAGTGGGTAAATACTGTTCCTGAAACGGTTCGGTTTTATCTTTTCTCGTTTCATTGTAATCAAGTTGTTTATTGTCTTGCATACATATATAACGCCTTAGCCCATGTATCCGTTGACAAGACTAAATACTAAATGCAATATATATCTTATCAGGGCATCTTTAACGGAACCAATTTTGAAGATGCTGCTACACCTAACCAAATAACCAAATCCATGAATGCTGGATTTAGTACTATGGTTAATGTTTGGCGTGAAAGTGGAATACTCTATTTGGGCGTTACTCAGCCAATAACTCAAGTTACTGAGCAATATCTTCGAGGGCCTCGCTTTTGGCTTAATGCAATGAATACTGAAATGCAAACATGGATAGTAAGTCAGTCTATTAATCTATATCCAAATTACTTTTGGTTCCCTACTGATATGGAAAACACTCCAGTGACAGCAAGTAATGGGAAAATTATTACACCGGGCACAGTTGCTATAAACAACACCAGTGTTATATTTCTACCTGAGATACAGGATAGAGCAATGTTTAGTACAGTACACCTACGTTGCTTCGGTGTATGTAGTAATTACTTGTCTTTTATTAAACGTATGCGTAATGAAGGTGAGTGGTATTAACCACCGCGTCCTGCTCTACGTGTAACATTTGCCCCACCAAATCCCTTAGTGTTTGCTTTAGGTCCTTGACTTTTAGGAGCCTTGCCTAATCCAGGATTTGCTGCGTTTTTCTTTTTAGCTTCTTGTGCCATTGCTATGAATGGATTCTTGCTTTTCTTTTCTTCTGTCATTGTCGTATCCTCACTGATTCTAAATAACTTTCTATATCACCATATAGTGCTAGCATCATTGCTATCTTACTATCGTACAGTCTTATGAAAGGTTCTTTTGACTCTACATTTTTATTTACACTAAAGTAATATGGACATTTAATTTTTCTATTACATTCAGTTAAAAACTTATACCAATTGGTTTTCTTAACTTTAACTGGTAGGTCAAAATATTCTATTTGTGCTTCTTTGAATTTTATATCGCCCTGTGGTGTCAGGCGTAGGCTGTCACCTGATTTGGTGAACCACCAATCACTTATGATTGTTTCAATTGGGATGTTGTTGCTAGGCAGTTGATCCATAACTGCTCTAGTGATAGTATATTTTAGTTTTTTTCTATCACTCATCTGGGTACACTATAGTACCATTATTCATAAACACAACAGTAAACTTGTCTGTTTTAAATTGTGTGTTTAGTTTGCGACAAAGATTACGTGCATGACCGGGATTACTAAAACTTGTTTTCTTGTATTTAGGAGTAGCATCTGGATCTTGATAGTGTTGTGACTTTAAGTTAATAGGTTGGCCATCATAGAATACAGCCCATATGCCACTGGCTTCTACAATTTGGTCAGACTTGTATGTTACCTTATCTACAAGTTCCAATAATACTTTTGGTTGTGTTCTACTCATTAAAATTTACCTCCGACTAGTTCAACTTGAATAACTTCGGAAGTGTTCTGCTTTCCCTCAGTACTTTCATAGTAATCTACCAATAGTTTAGCTAATTCGTCACGTAGTCCACGGGCATCACTTAATGGAATAACCACATCTTTGCCCTGTCTACTCTCAATACTAGCCACCCTATCAATAAATCGTTTGATATGAATCATTAGATATTTATCAGTTTTTTTGCCTCATCCTCTGTTTTGAACGGACCCAAGTACTCATACCGCTGTATAAAGATGTATTTAGGGCAAAATGTTACAACTGGTTCATCACCTTGATACAAAACATACCACCCTGCGGCGTGAAAACACTTGCTTTTCTGGGTCTTTGTGAATAGATGAATCTTGCGCTTGATATCAAGTATAGAGTTAAATACCTTCTTTGTAGTCGGGTATTCGTTGAAAGGTATTTCTTTTTTATTCTTATCTACCTTGGTTGTTTCAAACTGTATACTAGTTTGTTTTTTAATTGCATTAGTATTTTTGAAATGAGTTTTACTGCCGTTGAGTTTTACTTCAAAGCCAGACCCGTCGGCAATAACATTCCCTACCTTTTCTTTACCATCAGTAACAATCCAGAATTGATTTTTAACGACGGGTTTTGCGATTAGTGGTTTTGACATCTTCTTCCATTTCTATTAATTTTGTAATCTTTTTAAAATTACTTTGTTTGTCTACTATAACATTATAAGTAACATTCTCAAAGCATATTGGTAAATCTAAATGAATACTGAATTGTGGTCCAATTGTATCGTTGATTACAGTATCGTTGCCAACTGTACCAACGAATGGAATCTTATTCCAGTATCCAAATATACGCTGACCAAATTCATATTTAGCCTCATGACGATTTTCTTTAAAGTAATCTGCTTGATTTCTCATGGTGTTGCCCAACTGTTTGTTTCATAATCCCAATGACGCCGATCATATATATTAAGTTCACTGGTGTACCCAAACAGACTAAGTATAATTTTAAGACCAGCATGGTCACCGGTTAATTTTAAATCAAAATACACCTCAACAATACTATTTGTAAGATACCCATTGAATTCCCAGGCTTTGTGTTTAGTAAATGATCCGTTTTTACACCAAATCATGTGCCATCTGTCATTCCATGGATTTTCTATTTTAAAGTTAAAGTTAATCATAGTTCAACTCCAAAATGTCGTTTAATCTTCATGCTGTTGCGATAGTATTCTTCGTAGGCTAAATCACTGACATGACAGGCTTCTGACCAAAACACTTCAGCACATTCTCTAACAATCAACTCAGCATATTTTTCATAATTGAAATTAAGACCAAATTCAGTCATCTCCCAGCATTGGGGTTCAAATTGTTTAATTAGTTGGTTCATTCTTCAACTCCAAAATGTTGTTTAATCAGGTCCGAACTAAGGAACGGTTCCGCAGTATCAGCAATCTCAGCACACTTGAGAACAATCAACTCGGCGAACTTTTCAGCATTGAGCAATCTAATCTTTGTATCTGGGTCAGCCATATTAGGCACCCATTCCATAGCCTGTTCTTTTAGTAGTTTAATTCGTTCATTCATAAAACCTCCACCACAACATATTTACTGTATGGATAATTCTCAACTAGCCATTCAATCATACCTTCTTCATACGGAAGATATACACTATTGAATTTGTTGGTTATATATTTACGCATAATTAATCCTTTGTCAATTCAGCAACCAATAAAAAATGTTCGTAGGCTTTCTTTACAGCAGGGTTAGTCATCAACTGATCAGCTTCTGCCATCATAGCTTTCACACCTGCTTCGGCAATATCGTGTGAACTAGCGCCGCTCAACGTACAAAGTTCATCGCCAAACTCTTTTGCTAGTTTTTTCCAAGCCTTACGTTGACCTTCTGTTATTGGAGTTCGCACGGGTTTCAGTTCACTGGCTTTGTGCATAGCACGAATTATAGCCTCTTCGGCTACTCGGCTGGCCGCAATCATAGCCGCGTAGTTAGGATCAATATTAAACCTACGACTCTGCCCACCCGGATATACCATCAAAAGGTGTGTGCCTTTATGAAAACTGTCCATCCAGTCACTATCGTATTCTGTAACAGGTACATACTTACGTCCTACTTTTTCGTAATAAATCTTTTTCATATCATGTCCACAAACTATCTCTAATCTTAATTAAACGGATCATCATTTGTTCATCTTCTTTTTCGTAGGCTGCTTCAATCTTAGTAGTAAGTTTAAGAGCCTTATCGCCTGCTTTTTTACTTGCAGTATCTTTATCGGATCTACCAATCCAGTTTGTACCAAACTTGATTCGTAAACTTTCACAGTATTCACTCCAACCACTAGCATCATGTGGATCTGGACGATTTGGATATACAGTGGTCCACCATGTGTAAAGTTCTTTAATTTCTTTAGCACGTAATGCTTGACCAGTTGGCTTACCATACTCTGGATTATCTTCATCTACACCCATATCTTTATCAAGTCTAAGAGTCATTGCCCAGTCAAGATGATCAAGACCTGCTTGAGGGCAACGCCAAGTGCGCCAACGCCACCACCCAGTAGCATAAAAAGGAGCATCATACTTCTTTCTATCTTCTTTAGTTCCCCATGCGATGTGGCTCCAGGCTTGCTCGACCTCGACAAAATCAACCAACTCATTAAATAAGCATGGAAGGAAGCGACTGCCAACATCACTCCAAGAACCAGGCTTAATATCACGGCTATGAGCGGTGAGAGCATGAGTACGAGTAACGTACCTGTTATTAATGTAATATTTGACATCATATATTTTACGAATAGGATATGTTACAAAATCTTGAATATGTCCAAGTGCTTCTTCTGCTAACCAATAACGAACAGGGTGATAACCTTTGGCTTTGTTAGTCCATTCATCCCATTCTTCACTTGTACCCGCATCAAGTTTGCGAGTACCACGCACCCAATCAGCGAAAGGTGTGCAACTCCAGTAATTACTATGTTGTGCCATTTTTAAATACTTCCGGGTTATCTTCTACTAGTGCAATTAATGCATGTGTTTGAAACTTCACCTGTTCTTCTGTCATCTTTAGATTGTATGCATGGTCTAGTATATGTAATACTTCATGCCACAATGCAATCTTTTTGGTTTGTTCAGTAAATTGATTACCAATCCAAATCTCTTGGTCATTGAATCGTGCAAGACCAATTGTACCTTGCATTTCTTCTGGGGTCTTATATTTTACTTCGTAATCTATTCCACAAATTTTAAATTTCATTTCAATACTCCTGTATAAGGGCTGTTAAGCCACCTAGCATAGGTTTCTGCGTTATCTGCAATCTTGTTCAATTCATACCTACCCGCAAACTTCATCAAGTGTATTCCCACTTGAGGAATAGTAGTTGTACGAACACCTTCACGAATGTTTGTATCTACTGACAGCTTAATGTCATCGGGCTGTGCCGTAAGATCAATTAGGGTACGATTTCTCTCATATGCGTCCTTGACACGGACCTCATTTCCTTCATGGTCGGACCAGCGGGAAAGTTGCATATTGTTCCACGCATAGCCTTGCTTATGGCGATCAGCATATGCTTCAATCAATCCAGCTTTCTTTGCTGAACCTTTTTCACGTACCCCGGGAAAAGCACTGAATACGTTGTCGGTTGCGTCACCGCGCATTATTTTGCGAAATAATATATATTGTGGATCCTCTAATAGTTTCGGATTCTTTAACTTATCCAATACGGGCTTACCATTTTCTTTGAAAAATCCCTCTAGCGTAATTAGTTCACCAGTGACACCCGAATATTGTTTTACTGTAGGAGAAATTAATTGGTAAAAATCGCTGTCGGTTGAAATTATAAAATGTTCATCTGCTGGATGCAAGTGAATCCAGCGGGCTATGAGATCATCAGCTTCAGCCTTAGGATCACGCAATACACTACAGTTTGTGCGGTCTTTAAGATAGGTGCAAAATGCATCATACGTTTGCCAAAACATGGTGTTTTCTTCAACCTCTGCCTCTGTTTGAGACATTGTATCTACTACACGATTAGCTTTGTAAGGCTTATAAAAGTCCTTCCTCCACGACCTACCTTCTAAGCAAAACACAACATGATCAATTCCAAAACGTTTAACAATTTGATTAGTACTTGCTAATGTAAGATGAATTGCCATTCCGATCTTTTCTTCAACCGTGCTACTTCGTGATGCCACATGCCGTGCGCGGAAGAACGTATTTGCAGTATCTATGAGGGCATATTTTTTTGTCATGTGTGTATTATATACTGGTATTTATTAAAAGTCAACTTAAATGGTTTCTAAAAACACACTAGGGTTATTTTTAAAATCTTTATAAGAGGTTCTAGGAGTAAAAGGTAAATGATTATTTTGTACCCGATAAATGTTATAATTTTTATCTTTTATCCTTTTTTCTACTATTTGTATAAGGTCCTGATGAGTAATGTTATATTCTGGATCAAACCATTCTAGCTTTTTGTCTAGTAAAACTAATAATTTATCACCGTACTGATTTTTTATAAATGTTTCTACACTAATAATATGTTGATAAAACCCATACCAAAGACTTCTGAAAGTTTGAGTGCTTGCAGATGGGTTACAATAACCTTTAACCAATCTAGATCGCGGTGTAGTTTGTCCGGTAATACCAAATCCCTCTCTATTGTTATAGGTTAATGTGATGCCATACAACCATCCACATTTACCCTTCGGTAATATAATATCACTCATTTAGAAATTGCCCGTTCAACTGTTTCAAGTACTTCATCTTCAAGAAAATTGTAGATATCAAAACCATCTTTAACGTAAGAATTTGCAGTATTAGTACCAACTGCATCATGTGTTTCCCCTGCATGTTTCATAATTTTTAATACAATTGACAACGCACAATCATCTGCTGGACTTATTGACTTTTTCTTTTTTGCCGCAGCCAGCGTAGGAAATGCATTTTCATACCATGGTGTATAGGCGTTTTCTACTTTACTACGAAAAATTGCCAAATCAGTAAAACATTCAAATAGTGTAGCATGTAATCTGTCTAAAAATTCAGACCATTCTTTACCCTTCATTTTACAATCTATCTTGTGCATTTCTAAGTATAGGTTTCCATAAAGACCATACATTGCAGAATCACAAACTGTACCATGCCAATATTTTTTATGTGTTTCTAAAATAAATTTAGGAATAGCTAATTCATCTAAATCATTGTTTCTAGAAGTAGCGGCCCATTTAGTTAATGCATCAATGCGACCTAGTGTTCCTGCTTTGCCGTTATGTTGATGTTTGTCTGCTAATGGGATTGCCTCATATTGTTCACACAATGTTTGTAAACGTTCAGCCAAAATATATTCAGAATTGGTAGAAATT